GTTCAGCAAGCACGTTAATCCGGCGTATCTGCAAGGATTAGTTCGTCACCCTCAGCTTTGGGGTTTAGCGCTTCGGCAAGCAGCGACATAAACGCGTCACGGCCAACCTGTAGCTGGTCTACGTTAAAGCGTGCGGAGTTGAGTTTACGGTCTAAGTCTGCGACGTGATTGACCAGCATCTGCTGCTCTTGCGTCATGTCCTCAAACTGATAGTCAACGCCGTCGATCTGGATGGGTGTTTTTTTGTTTTCCATCGTAGTTCCTTTAATGCGCCACCAAAGATGGGCGGTGGCTTCCCGTTAACTTACCAAGGCTTGCCAGAGGCCGCCACAGGGTTCTTTTGCGCTTCAATCTGAGTTGCTACCGATGCTTCAGTAGCTGCAACAGTTTCTTCACCCATCGCTGATTTAACCCAACCAATTGCTTGCTCTTCGGTGATGTCTTCGTAAGCTGTTGTTACAACACCTTCTAGCCCGATAGCACCGTATGTGTTGCCAGTAAACTCACCGTCAACGCCAGAGCAAGTCCAGTGCGCGGTAGTTACAAAGCCGTCAGATGTGCGGCGCTCAAGTTGTGCAATATTCCATGTAGTCATTTTAGTTTCCTTTAGTTAAAGATTAATCGTGATAGAAAGGGTGCTTATAATGATGTGCCACCAAAAAATTGCATTGAAACGGAGCAAGTGGCCTCACTTGTGTTGGTTACTCTAATTAAACCGTTAGATGGTGTTGTAACGGTAAACGCCGCCCCAGCAGTTGGGCCATTATCAGTTGCAATTTGCTGGATTGAGCTATCAGTGCTACGACCAAACACTGAGTATGTTCGTTGAGTTCTTATGCTTGCGTTACTGACCAGAGTGTTTGATACTAGCAAAAAACCCTGATACCCTCCCCCGTCTGTAGTTACTGCAATATCAACTGTTCCATTATTTGCAACGCTATTGTTTGACTGGGAAATAATTCCGGCACGAGACCCAACACGAATTACGCCGTCGCCAGCCATGTCCCCTACTGTCGTAGTCCCCACCAGCAAGTTACCGCTGGAGTCGATGCGGGCGCGTTCAGTGCCCGCTGTCTGGAACGTCATAAAGCTGCCGCCAGCACCAGTGACTAGCCGCATTTCACCATCGGTCTGCTGGCCAATATACCCGTTATGGGTATTAGCGTTCATCTGGATGTAGGTATTACTTGCCGCGTTGCTTAGGTGCAGCTTGTTACCAGGCGAACTCGTCCCAATCCCTACGTTGCCAGAGCTGTCGATGCGGGCGCGTTCTGTGAATGTTGAACCGTTGGCAGGGCCGTTGCCAAATATCAATGCACTACCTACGGCATAGCTCATGTACATTTCTGCCGCCGCAGCAGCATAGATACCGAGATGGGTGCTTGTGCCTTGAACCAACAGTTGTGTTGCTGTACTTGATGTTGAACCGATTTGCGAACGTACTACACCAATACCAGCAGAGGAAGTTGCCCCCACCAGCAAGTTACCGCTGGAGTCGATGCGCATTGCTTCTATTGGAGCAACCGTGTTGTTGTTTGTTCGACGAGTCGCAAAAGTTAAAGAACCCTGAACACTGCTTGTCGAGGCTTCTTCCACGCCAATGTAGGCGGCAGGCTCTGGGTTTAAGCCGATAGCTTTTACGTCAAACCCAATTTTTACAGAAGACACATCCCCAGTGCCGGGGTCATTAACACCAATTCTTTGGGCGTATGCGCCGTTTGTTGCAGAGTTGATCGAGAGCAATGAACTAGGCGAACTCGTCCCAATCCCTACGTTGCCTGCGCTGTTTATTCTGAGGCGTTCTGTAATGCTGCCGCCAACTGTAGTTGTGTAAAGCAACATATCGCCATAGGCGCGTATTTGTCCTGTTGCAGCAGTGGTCAGCAACCCAATTGCCGCGTTAGTCGTTCCAATGTCTCCAGCAACCCGTGTAAACCAAGCTGCGCTTGAGCCAATATTAACCTCCAACTTCACAGCAGGCGAACTCGTCCCAATCCCCATATTCCCGCTACTCGTGGCAAAGTTAGCGCCTGTGGTTGAGGAGATAGCTCCGGTTACTGCCAACGCCCCAGAGTTCACAGCAGCCAGCGTAGAGGTTCCTGATGCTGATAGTGTAGTAAACGCACCCGCTGCCGCAGTCGTAGCGCCGACAGTTCCGTTGATATTTATTGAGGCCGTGCCTGTCAAGTTTGTGACTACACCGCTGCTAGGGGTTCCCAATGCTGGGGTTACTAGGGTAGGGCTTGTGGCAAATACGTTAGCCCCAGTGCCAGTCTCGTCAGTCAATGCTGTAGCCAGTTGCGCGGAAGTGAAAGAGCCTAACGAGGTGGCGTTGCCTACAGAGGTGACAGCGCCGGTTAGGTTGGCATTGGTGGTGACGTTGCCAGCGGTCAGGCCAGCAGCGGTTCCAGTGATGTTTGTGCCAACCAGAGCGGAGGGTGTGCCGAGTGCGGGAGTCACTAACGTAGGAGACGTAGACATCACTACGTTGCCAGTACCCGTAATGGCGTTGGATACTAAGTTTTTAGACGCATCAGTAAACACGGCCACAGAAGCCGTTAGATCAGTTACTTGAACCGAGTCGCCAGTAGAGACAACAATGTCGGTGCCGCCCGTGGTGTTACCGTTTGCCAGAATCTCTGAAAGGTCGTTGTTAGCGCTGATTTGCGAATCAACATAAGCCTTGATGGACTGCTGCGTAGCCAAAGCCGTAGCAGAGTCAGACGCCATGTTGTCTTCGTCAAGGATGTTGGTAACAACCACCGCCCCAGTACCCTTGAGCTTGGCAAAATCAACATCGGCACTGGCAATGCGGGTGACCGCTTGAACCACGTTGGTGCCATCACAGAACACAAACATCGTCTCGCCGTTGGGGATAGAAACACCCGTACCAGCAGCGGTGGTAATCGTAGCGCTCTGACCAGATGTGTTCTTGACGATGTAAATCTTAGACGCCGTGGGGCAAATAACTGTAGCCGCACCGGTCAACGCCACACCTGTGTCAGTGAGCACCAGCATCGCGCAGCGGGACTCAGATGTCGTGCCGTTCGCCGTGGTAAGTGTGTGACCATTACCAGCCCACGTGTTAATTGTTGCAAGACCAGCAATGGCCTGCTCCACCATAGACGTAATGTTGTCGTTAACAACGTCGCCCCAAGTGCCGGATAGTTCGCCGGTGACGGGGAGGGCCAAGGCCAAAATCGGTGTATATTGCGTGGTCATTTAGTACCTTTTGTCATGCGGCAATCGTTTGCCAGTCCGCTATTTGCGTATCACCTTCAGCCGCCCACTCGGGTAACTGGGTATCATTGATATTTTGCCAGCTTGCGAGCTGGTTGTCATTAATTATCGCCCAAAGTGCGTTCTGTGCGTCACTGACATCTTCCCAGTTAGCGTCTTGGTTATCGTTTATCTGGCCCCAGACGTTGACCCGTCCGATTATGCCTGTACCAACAACCCCAGTAACAGCCACAACAGCCTTAGCGACAACTGCAACGGTACCAACATCAGCCGTAGCCTCAACACCCGTAACTGGGATGGTGATGCCAAACGCTATGTTGACTGTGCCAATTGCGCCAGTTGCAGATACCCCAGTGGCAATCACCACCGCCTCACCAACAACCGCTACATCGCCAGTGCCCCCGCTGGCAGCAACTCCGCTGGCAAGAACATTTGCGTTTGCGGCCACCACTACTGAGCCAATAGACCCGGTAGCAGCGACTCCAGTAACCAGCACATTCGCATCCGCAGTAACGGATACCACGCCTATTTGGCCTTGGCTAGAAACCCCGGTGGCGCTTACATTGGCATCGGCAGTAACAGCTACATCGCCAACCGCCCCAACAGCCTGTACGCCCGCAGCACTTACAACCGCAGAGGCGGCAACTACAACTGAGCCGATTTGCCCCGTGCCGGAGACGCCTGTGGCAACTACTATGGCGGTACCACTGACTGCAACACTACCTACAGCCCCAGTGGCTAAAACGCCATCAACTAAGACAATAGTGAGGTCTGCGCCCCACGGCGTTTGGCCCCATGCGCCGCCACCCCAACCGGAGTATTCAACGGACGAGGTCATAATCTACCCTTACGCGATACGTATCAGGGCGTTGCTAGCATCAGCTACTGGCATTTGGACCGTGAAGTCGCCAGCAGTACTGGTTTTGTCCGCGCCGAAGTCCAATACAGCAATAGCGCGGTTAGCTTTTGAGCTGTTGTAAATCAACGCGCCGCGAGCCGTAATAGTTGCGCTAGTCCAAGTGGTGTCAGAGAAGTCCACAAAAGCCGTGGTCCCGCTTGAGCTAATGGTTGCACCAGCCAACGTATTTCCACCCGCCACGTAGCCCGTACCCACAACCTCGTTGGTAGTAGAGTACGCTGTAGTGGCTGCGCCTAGCGTAGCCAACGATGTGAACAACGCAATTTTAATTGTGTCAGTGTCTAGGTCTTGGATCCCACCAAAGAGTTCCACCTTGAACGACGTGACCATTGCTTGTGAAATTGCCATTTTATAACTCCTTAACTAACCGTAGTGCGGACTTGACCAGAGCGGTACGCGTCTTGGCGCAGCTTGCCATCGCCCAAATTCTTTAACAGGCCAATGGCCTGAACATATAACTTCTCGTACATACCAACTACATCGGCCTCACCCTTCATGAAGCGAATTGCCTCAAGCAAAGCGCCGTTCAAAAGTGCGGAGTCAAACTCATCGCCAAGCCACGTAGTGCCAGCAGTCACAATAGACTCCGGATAGTACCCATAATGCAGTTCGGCGGCGTACCCGGTATTGGGGGTTGGACCTACAATAAACGACGAATCGTCAAAGTTAGCGTAGTGTTTAGGTAAGCCAGTCGAAGACGATGACGGATACGCTTCACGAATAAAGTTAACGTCTTTGTTTAGTAGGAAATGGAAGTCTCCATCACCGTCAATAACAGCCAACGAATAGGAGTACAGAAAATCTGACGGTATCTGTAAGTAGTTGTTTGCCGTTGTAAACGCGCCTGATACGTTCTTACGTAAGGCTGGAATCTGCACCGTGTTGTAGATTTTTTGCTCAGCCTGCTGCGTGAACATAGCAAGTTGTTCATCTGTGAACGTGTTTTCACATATGTCTTGGACGTTTATCTTCAACTCGGTGTAGTTCATAGCTTACTTTCAACCCATTGGGCCACGTGCCATTGTACCTTTGGTAGCCGCGCCAGTACCACGAATTTTAACTCCGCCGCCCGTAGACAACTTAGTCATAGGTTTACCGGGGTGCATGTTTTTTTCGTGCTTGCCGACAGCCTTTTTAATATTGACTTTATCCATCTTGGCGTCGTCATGTTTCATTTTTGTTGCCATGTTAGCTCCTTAGCTAGTTGTAACCGTTACTGTACCAATAAAACCGTTTGCTACCAAGTCGCTTGGCGTACCGCCGCTTACTATGTTATTGCCGCCACCCACTGGGTTCCACCCCCACTGAATATCACGGCTGCCTTCACCAATACTGCCATCAGACATAGCCCCAGACTGTAAGTACGTGCTATCTGGACGAGGATTACGTAACGCTTGTGGGTCATCAACTGGGTACATACCCAGTTGTAACTGTGGATGATCTGGATCCCAACATGCGGGGCAGACCAACAAGTTAACTTTCTTGGTTTTAACAACCAGTTCTTTCAACTCACGCAGGCGAAAGCGAAAACCGCAACGATCACAGATCGCAATGGCAATCTTACCGGACGCAAATCGGTTGCCCATTAACTACCCCCAATAAACTGGCGGCGGGGTACAAATCGAATTGAGGCCTTCTCGCGGTCTTCTCCTGCGGCTAAGTTGAACTGTTCGTCGTATATCTGCTTCAACATCTCAATGCGTGAGGCAAGCTCAGGCACTTTAATAGCGATGTGGTACGCAAGTCCGGCTACCAAGCAGGGCAAGAATCGGAAGTTAACGTCAGCCGTCTGTACGCCCGATCCGGCGTCGTCAATACGGCGTAGGCGCCAGTACTTAAAGACGTAGTACGGGTTATCAACAGTGCCTTGGTCAGGTACTGGCCAAACATTAATTTTTGGGGCGTCACGTAGTCGCTGTATCCACACCTGTAACGGACGTGCCTGCTGTAACTTGTTAGGGATAGTCGCGTAGGTACTAACACTAATACGTGTTATGGAGAGGTCAGCCTGTGTCGAAACAGTACCAGCGCCAGTGCGGATTACGTGCTCTAGCAAATCAATGGTGCCTGCTGGCAGATCGTACTCTGACGTGCCCTGTACAAGGTTTATTGCGCCTTCTTCGATAGTCCACATATTGATGCCACGGTTCTGCCACTCGATGGTCATCAAATTCATAGACCTACGAGCTGTACGTAGATCGTATCCAGAACGCATTTCACGGCCCGCGCGCTCCCAAGCCTCTTCCGCTATTTCGGTGAAGTCGAGATTAAAATCGGTTGTGCCAGAAACTGCCATTACTTACCCCTTTTTATGGGTGTTACACGCCTTGGCGCCCCTGCGGGCTGACCTAAACGTTTTTTCTGCGCCACACGCTTACTCTTTTCGGCGGGTGTCATTTCCCCACTTGTTTTTGGGGTTTTGGTAGACACCCGTTTTGTGGGCCTGCAATACGGAGTAGATCGATCATCACCTTCTTTACGCCCACAGGGTTTACCCGTAGATACGTCTTTCCAGTCTTCTTTGAACCAACGCTTTAGCGCGGCTCCTTTTGCGGTTTTGCGAACAGCCATTACGACTTGCTACCCTTCTTACGGCACTTAGCAATAGCCCCGCTTGCGTACGCACTGGGGAACACTTTGTACTGGCTTTTGACCTTCTGATAGCAAGCGTCTTTGACTGTACCCCCCTCTTTATAGGCAGTACCCTTGAATTTTAACTTGCTGGGCATTACGGCGCCCATGCCTCGTGAGGCTCTCATATCAGCACATACGGCCTTTGCCAAGGCCTTTAACAGCGATACCACCGCCGCGAGAGTACTTAGCAACTTTACCGCCTTGTTTCTTGTGGGCACTGTCTTTCATCATCTTACCGTCGGGCATACGGTGCATACCTTTGACTTTACCGCCTTTTTTCATGCCCGCGCCTAATGGGTCAGCATCCATACGCTCTTGTTCTGCTTGCCCTCTCACGATGTCTTTCATCCGAGCCTCTGCTCTAATGCGCGGCATTGGGGAATTTTTTGCCGCTTCGGCGTCTCCGGCGTTACCCTCTGGGCCCGTGTAGGGGGTAGTCATAGGGGCGGCTTTTTTAGGAGTGTTTTTACGAGTAGTAAGGCCACGTTCTTTATTCAAAAAATCGCGCAAAGACATGCCAGACTTATCCAGCTCTTCTTTGGTAACGACTGGGTTACCGTTCTTGTCGAGCTTGCGCCCTTTGGGGTTCATCTTTTTCATGCGGGCGTCAGACTCCGCTACTTTTTTTGTAGCGAAATCGCCTAATACGTCTTTTTTAGCTGTTGCCATTTTTAATGCTCCCTAGACCATGCGGCCTTTTGTTTTACCCTTAACAGCGCAGCCATCACCACGAACTGCGCCACCATGTTTCATTTTCTTGACCCCACCACCATGTTTCATACCGACAGAGCCGTCATCGGGGTCCGAGGGCATGTCTATTTGACCGGGGCGCGGTGGAGGCAGCTTTGTGCGTGAGGGTTTCTTCTTTGGCTTCTTAGGTTTTGCAGAGCCACCATCGGGGTCTTGTGGTACGTCCATACCTAAACGATCTTGGAACATACCTCCGTCTTTGTACTTCATCATAAGGTTTCCTTTTTACGGAAGATTTTTTGAATGGTCTCAGTTTCCCAGATGCGAATAAGCGTCCACACAATGGTAAAACAGGCGGCCACGGCGGGTAAGAAATCCACAAGAGTTCCCAGTACAGTAAAAACAGACGCGAAATCCACCACGGTTTTGGTTGAGTCGGATAGGTTCATGTTAGCAATCCCAAGCCTTAAGGCTCTTGTTTATACGACTGTTCGGGTCTTTGGCTGTCTTGGAACTCGTGTTCTTGGCCTTCATCCCAGACATTCTGGCGCAGAAGGACTTTCGCCGTGCTGCGTCCTTGTCCGTCTTTGGTTTTGGCGCTGGGGCTTTTAACCCGGGTTTTTCCGGGTTGGCCTTGTTGTAAGAGGCTCGCCCTTTGGCGTTCAGGCCGCCCTTCTCGGACTTGCCCTCTTTGCGCGTCCATGCCGCTGCTTTAGCCATGGAACACCGCAGCGGTAGCGTTGGACACTGTTGCGTGAATGTCGATGTAGCACAGCACACCTTCGCCCGGGATAATCACGGGGAACGTCGAATCGCCAGCAAGTGTTGGAATGGTCATAAGGACCGTGCCACTTGCACCACCATCACGAATAACCAGCGAGCCTGCTGATACACCGGGCATTACTAGCAGCCCTTTTAAGCGTGTACGTGCTGCGTACACTGTGCCCGTT